GACCGAGAAGCCCGTGGAGCTGGCCGTGCGGGCGATGCAGTACTCGTCGCTTCCTGGCGAGAATGTGCTTGATCTGTTCGGCGGCTCGGGCAGCACACTCATCGCCGCCGAGCAGACGGGGCGGCGGGCGTTCCTGATGGAACTCGATCCGCTCTACGTAGACGTGATCGTTCAGCGATTCGAAAACTTTACTGGTAAGAAGGCCCAACGAATACCTGCCGAACGGGAGGCGAACGCATGATTTATCTTGCCAGTCCATATTCGCACCCTGACCCGGCCGTGCGGCAAGAGCGTTTCGAGGCCGTCTGTCGCGCGGCGGCGGAACTCATCCGGCGGGGCCACGTGGTATTTTCGCCGATTGCCCACAGCCACGGGATCGCCCAGCACGGCCTGCCTGTGGACTGGGATTTCTGGGAAGCCCAGGACCGGCGGCTCTTGGCCGCCTGCGACGAGCTGTGGGTGCTTATGCTCGATGGCTGGGAGGATAGTCGGGGCGTGCAGGCCGAAGTGGCCATCGCCCAAGCGATGGGGAAACCGGTTCGCTTTGTCAGCACCGAATATCACAACCCGGCCAGTGCTTACCAGTATTGCCGCTCTAACCCAGACTGCCATTAGCCGTTTTAGGGGCATAGGATCGTTTTAGACGCGATCGCGCTACTGGCGCGAGAAGAAATAGGTAAAGAGTGTTGCGTGCGTTTTGTGGGCCAAAATTGGCGATTTGGTGGCGTGCTACAGAGAATAGGCTAGCGAAGATGGCGGATGGTGATCCTTTTCGACTGAATCACACTCACATGGTTGTCAGCAACCGAGAATACCTTGCCTGGAAGCCCTGCGGGCAGGCTGGCGAAGTAGAGTCCGCCGGGCGTTTCGGAGAAGCAGAGCGGGTTGCCCCGGCGGACGACCAACAGCCGCACGGGATCGCCCCACAGGCCGAGCAAGGCCAAGGGGCCTTCCGTTTGGGCCACGGCCCAGGCCGCCCGCACAAGGAGCGTCCCGGCCCGGCGCATCATGAGCAGTCCCAGCACCTCGCTGTCGCAGGCGGTCCTGGGCCGCAGGCCGTAGCGGCGCAGAAGCTCGGCGTAGTTGCGGACGACGCCGTTGTGGACCAGCCCCCCCCGGCCTGCGATGTGGGGGTGGTTATTGCGATTATCCTGGGGATCGCCATGGGTGGCCCAGCGGCAATGGCCGATGACGGCCACCGCGTGGCGGCAGGCCTCCAGGTCGTCCAGGCAGGCCGTGGCTGCGCCCGGGCGCTTGAAGGTCCGAAGCTCCCCCTCGACGTCGATCCACGCCAGGCCGAAGGCATGGCGGCCGCGGGCCTCTGTCTCGGCGGCGATCCGGCGGAGGCAGGCCAGATCGGGGCCGCGTCCGTTGGTACTCAAGATCTCATTGTCGGCCTAAGCAATCGGGTGGAACACCGTCCCGCAATTGGCACAGCGCACCCGGTCATCGTCGATCCAAACCAGCCGATCGATATCGTCTTCGCCACATTGCGGGCAGGCCCGCCCGGAGACCCGCAGCTTCAATTCCGCAGCCACTGCCCCCAGCAGCAACGCATCGCGACGGAGGCGTTCGGCCAGGCGGGCGAGTTCTGCTTGCCAATCGCCCGGGGGGACGTGGAAGCGGATACCTCGGGCCAGGACCGCGGCCCACTCGGCGGCGGTCAAGCGGTGGTCGGTAGCGTGTGCCATCAGCGTACTCCTTTCGTAGTCGGGGTTTGGGCTACCTCGTCAGGCGGCTGGTACCCAACCAGCCGCGACGCGGGTGTTGGCGCCCGCGTTCGTACATCACAATTAAGCCATGAACTCGCGAAAAGATCAAGCGGATTTCCCGCTTGCCGGATGGGATTTTTTCGCCAGGGAGTCCCCACCACACTTGGAGATGAAATTTGCGAAATACTTCTATGCGGAGGCGTAGCACCGGATGACGGAAAGTAATACCCCAGGACGGCCAAGTGGCCCACTCAACCCCCAGGCTTTGCGGCTGGAAGACATGGCCCGGCTCTTGTCGGCCGCTGGCCCGAAGGCGGTCACCATGGAAATGCTCCAAGCGGACATCGCTGCGGGGGCCCCGAGCAACGTCGATGGCACCATGAATCTAGTCCATTACGTGGCGTGGCTTTTGAAGGAGGCTGGTCGTGGCGATTGACCCCAGGCGACTTCGGCCCAGCGAGCTGTGCCGGCTGGTCAACTCCACACCGCTGGGCACGGTCCTGGATGAGCGGCAGTTGCATCGGCACCGCACCCGAGCGGGCTTTCGCATCGGCGACGGGCGGCATGTCGACCTCTTCCGCTACGCGGCCTGGCTGGTGGAACTGCGGCACACGCCGAGACGAGCGCCCGACGGCGACCCCTACGAGAAGCTCAAGGAGCGGGCAGCGGCCCGCAATAAGGCCCTGTCGCTGGCCGGCCGCGACATCGGCGAGCTGCCGGGAGTCGTCAACCCGGAGCGGAAGGCGAAGGCCGAACAAAACTTTCGCTTCTTCTGCGAAGCCTACTTCCCGATGACCTTCCATCTACCGTGGTCGCCGGATCACTTGAAGGTCATGGCCAAGATCGAGCAGGCGGTGCTCCGCGGCGGACTGTTCGCGATGGCCATGCCCCGTGGGTCGGGCAAGTCCTCGCTGGCCGAGACCGCCTGTCTCTGGGCTGTGCTCTACGGCCATCGGGAGTTCGTCTGCCTGATCGGCTCGGACGAAGGCCACGCGATGGATATGCTCGATTCGATCAAGATGGAGCTGGACGGTAACGAGCTGCTCTTTGAAGACTTCCCCGAGGCGGTCTACCCGATCCATTGCCTGGAGGGCATCGCCAATCGCTGCAAGGGGCAGCTCTACAAGGGCGAGCGGACGCACATCGGCTGGACCGCCCGAGAAATCGTCCTGCCCACCATCCCCGGAAGCAAGGCCGCAGGCGCGATCATCAAGGTGGCGGGACTTACGGGCCGCATCCGCGGCATGAAGTACAAGCGGGCCGATGGGAAGACGGTGCGTCCCAGCCTGGTGGTGCTGGACGACCCGCAAACGGACGAATCGGCTCGCAGCCTGTCGCAGTGCGCCACGCGGGAGAGCATCCTGGCGGGGGCCGTGCTGGGCCTGGCCGGTCCGGGCCGGAAGATCAGCGGCATCATGCCCTGCACGGTGATCCGCCCGGGCGACATGGCCGACAACATCCTGAATCGGGATAAGCATCCAGAGTGGAATGGCGAGCGGACCAAGCTCGTCTACAGCTTCCCGACCAACGAGAAGCTCTGGCAGAAGTATGCCGAGCTGCGGGCCGAGAGCTTTCGGCGGGGAGGGCACGGCGAAGAGGCGACCGAGTTTTACCGGCAGAACCGCGAGGCGATGGACGAGGGGGCAGTGGTAGCCTGGCCGGAGCGCTACAACCACGACGAGCTATCCGCCATTCAGCATGCCATGAATCTAAAGCTTCAGGATGAGCGGGCCTTCTGGGCCGAGTACCAGAACGAGCCTTTGCCCGAGGAGTCGGCCCAAGATGCAGACCTTACGGCCGACGAGATCGCCGCCAAGCTCAACCGCCTGCGTCGTGGCGAGGTGCCCATCGGGTGCAATCACCTGACGATGTTCATCGATGTCCAGCAAAACCTCTTGTTTTTCGTCGTGGCGGCCTGGGAGGACGATTTTACCGGCTATGTGATCGACTACGGGACCTATCCGAAGCAAGACCGACCCTATTTCACGCTCCGTGACGCTAGGCGAACCTTGGCCATGGTAACAGGCGTTGCCGGTGTGGAGGGGGCGATCTACGCCGGGCTGGAGAAGCTCACCACTGACTATCTGGGCCGCGAGTTCCGCCGAGACGATGGGGCCCTCTTGCGGATCGAGCGGTGCCTTGTGGATGCCAACTGGGGTCAATCGACGGATGTGGTGTACCAGTTCTGTCGGCAGTCGGCCCATGCCGCCGTGCTGATGCCCAGTCACGGGCGATTCATCGGGGCCTCCAGCCGCCCCTTGAACGACTACCAGCGGAAGCCTGGCGACCGGGTTGGCTTCAATTGGCGTATCCCGAACGTCCAGGGCCGTCGGGCTGTGCGTTACTGCGTCTACGATACGAACTTCTGGAAGTCGTTCATCTATGCCCGGCTGGCCGTGGCGATGGGCGACCGGGGGTGTCTGTCGCTCTTTGGTGATCGGCCGGAGCAGCATCGGCTTTTCGCTGAGCACCTGACGGCCGAGTATCGTGTGCGGACCGAAGGCCGGGGCCGCGTGGTGGACGAGTGGAAGCTGCGCGTCTCGGCCGGCGACAACCACTGGTTGGACTGCCTGGTTGGTTGTGCTGTGGCCGCGTCGATCCAGGGGGTGGCCTTGCCCGGGATGGCGGGCGAACCCGACAAGGATCGTCGGCGGATTAGCTTTGCGGAACTTCAGCGGAGGAGAAGAAATCGATGAATGAATCCACCGACAGCCTACCCCTCCAATCCAGGACTGCTGAACCGCCGCGTGGCATTGTATGCCCGCGATGCGGGTGCTGCCATTTCCGCACAACGCACACTGAGCCCTTGCCCAGCGGCCGCATCCGCCGCCGTAAGGTCTGCCGGCACTGCAGCAGACGGATGGTGACCTACGAGCTGCCCCCCGGGATGGCAGGCCAGGATCGCTATATGTAGCACGATTTTTGAATTTTTAAAAAATGTTCCGTCAATTCGTCTCGTGACCGGGTAGATTTATTAATAGGGGGTGTTCATCAGATTACGGCGGCGCGGAGACCCCTGCCTTCAGGCATGGGGAGGAGCACCGCCTTGCCTCCTTTCGTGCGTCGTGATACAATAACTTCAGCAGGTGAGTCCGACAGACAAGTCCTGCCGTTCCAACTTCCTACTAGGGAGTTGACGAGGCTGAAGTCAACCAGCCTAACGCACCTCCGTTCCACCGTG